GGGGGGGGGGGGACATCTGGAATACTCAAGCAAGGCAAGAATCATCGGGCGAATGGTCAACCCGTACAAATCAGACTGGTCGACCAAGTGAACAATCCCAGACTTTGGCCAACACCAGTGTCCAGAATGCACAAAGACGCTGGAAGTCCCTCGGAGTACAAGAGGAACGAAATCCCCCTAGCGGCACAGGCTGGTGGGCCGCTGAACCCAATGTGGGTCGAGTGGCTGATGGGGTGGCCGCTAGGGTGGACAGACTTAAAGCCATTGGAAACGGGCAAGTCCCACTTTGCGCAGCCACAGCATGGAGACTCTTAAATGAACAATGAATTACCACCGGCCATCGATGCCTGTCTTGACCTAGTCAATGACCTACTCCATCCAGAAGTCTATGGCCACGCCATTCCCACTGAGGTTAAAGCCCGTGCATTCGTTGTCAGGGCCATGCTGGAGCGCTTAAAAGCCCGAATGGATGTGCAGACATGACCAGAGGCTTGAAACCCCGTGTAGAGCCAGCCATTGAGGCAGCGCTCCAGAAGAAAAGCAATCTGTCGGACGTTGATCTGGCCAAGCTGTGCTTTTGTGCCAGGCGTAGTGCTGCAAGGATTCTGTTTGATTTGCACCGCCATGAATTGGTACATATCAGTGGTTATACCAGAGTGAGCGCCAATGGCCAGTGGCGGCCACTGTGGTCATGGGGTGATGGTGAAGACGCGCAAGCGCCTGGGCCAGTGCCAGGCTCGGAGCGTATTAAAAAATACCGCGAGAAAAAGAGTGCAGACGATAAAGACTTTGACGCTGCCAGACGTAGACAGAAAAGACGGGTTGTGAAACGCGACCCTCTGGTGGCCGCGTTTTTTGGGTCTTAGTTATTGGCCAACATAGCCAGGAATCATTCCACCAATCTGGCCAGCACCACGGCCACCAAGACCGGCTGCTCTGGCTCTTGATTCGTTCAATCTTCTGATTACTTCAGCCAAATCAGTCAATTGTTGTTGATCACGCGATAGCAAAATTTTGCCAATCTCATTGCGCACAGCTTCTGGAGTTCTTGTCTGACTTGCCAAATTTGATGCCGCTGCCAACATTCCCGTTGGACTTCCAGACGCTGCCGCAGCAGCTGCTTGGCCTAATGGTGCGACTTCAAGATCAGCAGTTCCAGCCAATCTTGCAGCAGTTTGTGATCCACGGCCAACAGACTCCAAGCCTTTTAATCGTGCTTCTTTGGCCACAGCAGACGCAAATGTTCTGTAATCGTTTCCGAATACTTCCTTGAGCTTATCTTGCGTTGCAGGCTCTTTCCACATCTTGAGCAGTGATGACTGGCCAGCCTCTGTGCCAGTCTTCTGACGCAAAGCCTGTAAAGCACCAATGCGGAATGCATCTACTTCTGATGGACTAAAACCTTTTATCGCTTGGCCAAGTTCAAGCACATCACCAGTCATTGCTTTTCGGCCAACTTCTGCCGCATCCATCATTTGAGATGGTCCGGCCCATGTCTTCATAGCCATGGTGTAAGCAGACTGATTACCAATCTTTGGCGACTGGGCCTCAAGTATGCCAACCAATTGATTGCGTACATCATCGTAAGCATTAGCCTGGGCATTGCTGCCAGTTTTGCGTAAGCCTTGTGCAGTGTCGTAAAGAGATTGCTTCAATGTATCCAAAACATTCATTGGCACTGGATCACCAACTTTGAGCTTTGCCAAGTCAATTGTCTGGCCAGTTTTTGTTCTGAATAACAGTTCAGCAGACCCTTGGACTGCTTGAGATTTGTTTAATGCATCAGCTAATGACTCGTCAACTTTAAGCGCGGCCTTGTCAATAGCGTTATAAAACGGGCGAGATTCAGCAAATCTTTGAGCGCTAAATTTATCAAGTGTCTGCATAAACTGAGCGCCTTGAGTTCCAAGGGTTTCGTCAGCCGCAGTCATTAAACGGCCTGCACGGCCTGCTTGACGCTCACGAATAGCATTCTCAACAGCCTGAGTTGTTGTGCCAGGCAATGTGGCCTGCACATCAAGCAAGTTGCGCGTGGACTTGCCACCCACATCGGCAATGCGCGCTTCTGGACCTAATTTGGCTAAACGCGCCTGGGCCATGGTCAATGCACTTGGGGCTAAACCTTCTGGCACATCACGAATCAAAGCCTCACCAACTTTTTGCTGGGCGTATGTGCCAGCAGCTGTGGGAGAAACGCGAGCCATAACCTGACGGCCACCAGCACCAAGAATTCCCATTACGGGCTGAGAAACTGCACCCAATGTTCCGCCAATCAATGTACTCTTGGCCGCATTTTTTAACACCTCTTCAGCAGTCTGGCCAGTTGATTCACCAATACCACCCAGCAAGCCATAGCCTGCACCAGAGACACCAGCTTGCACTGCGCGCTGACCCATACCCATGACTTGGCCAGCAGCTGGAGCGCCAGCAATGTATTGACCGACCCTAGCAATTGCTGGGGCAATGCTTGGTGCAGCCGCCTCAATGGCAGGCATGACTCGTTTGCCGACTTCTTGCACTACTTTACCAGGCAGACCAGCCATGATCATTGGCGCGCTTGCGACCAATTGACCACCAGCAGCGGCCCATGGTGATTCTTTTTGATAAGACTCGGCAGCGCCTCGGAATATGTCACGGCCCATTGTGTAGGCATCAGTCAATGGAATGCCCTTTTGCATAGCAAGCATTGGAGCGCCAATAACACCAGCCAATTCATCAGAAAAGCCAAATGTTGGACCACCGGCAGCACTGGCCAATGCACGGGTTGTTGTGCCTAATTTTGCACCAGCCTCAAATGCCTTTGATCTAGACTCACCCAAAAATTTAAGAATCTCGCTTGGCTTGTATTCGTTCTCTAAAGCTGTATTGATTTGAGTGCCGACAGTAGGTAATTGGGCCAAAAACTGGACAATCTCTTCATCTCCATAACCAGCCTTTTGAGCTTCTTTAATTTTGTCTTTAATGCCATCCATCATCGGCCTCCTGGTGTTCCAAAGATATTTCCAAGAGATGGTCTTGCTGTACCACCAGCACCACCGCGCATTATTGATGGCACAGTTGCTGGAGCGCCAAGGGCTGTACCAAGATTTTTAAAATTGTAGGCACTGCCAAAGTCTTCATATTCTTTGCGCTTTTTGTTATATGCATCACCAGCGACTGCATACAGTTCATTAGATAAAGCCTTAAAGTCTTCGCGCTGTGTAGGTGTGAGTTTTTGGCCACTCATCATGTTTGTAAAATAGTTCTGTAATCTGTCCATACGGCCTGCGGATGCCATAGCAATGCCAAGTTCAGACTCACGCACCACAGAGCCAGGATCAAGCAATTTCATCACTTTGGTTGCACCAGCAACATCACCAATTGGTGTACCTTGGCCTAGTGCTGAAATAACTTGGCCATAAGAAGACTTCATATCACTGAAATCTTTATAGATTGGCTCTTGCTTAAATGCACCGCCTAACTTCATTTCATTCTCAAAGCCTTTTTGTCCTTCGGCCATATTAACTGGCACGTTGACTTGAGTTTTAGGTGCAATATCTTGACGATACTTGCTCACAATGCCAATGCCTTCCTGACCAGTTCCAGCCAGACTTCTGCCAGTTAAATACTCAGGCGCTCTGACATCAGTTGGTAATGCCTCATAAGGTGCAGCACCTTCAGCCACTTTAGTTTGGCCAAATTTGTTGTACTGCATCATTACAGTTTTGCCATTCATAACAATTGGCTCTGGTTTACTCCACTCAGCCTGAGCTTGCGACATCTTTAATACTTCAGCCACACCCTCTTTGCGAGGCAAAGTTGAAATTAATGCGCGCTGCTCTGGAGTTAATCCACTGAGTATTCCTAATGGTGCTTGCGCAGCCACTGGTGCTGCAAGGTCTCTTTCAGCCGTAGGCACAGATGCGCCAGTTGGCATTGGTTGAGCCATGCCAGTTGATGTCACCGGAGATGGCGCACCACCCAAGAATCTGGTCCAAGATTCATTTGCGCCTGCCTCGCGTTGCATTTCTTTCAATTTCTGCTCAAGCATTAACTGATTAAAAGCCCCAGCAGTACCTTTTTCATAAGCACCTTGGCCAGCTTGCAAGGCTGAACCTAAAGCCTGACCAATGCTGATGGGGGTTGTGCTTCGGCCACTGGCTTGTAATAGTGCAGCAGCTGCTGACAGTGAAGCATTTCGGCCAAGCAATTTCTTTTGCTCTTCAGACAGCAAAGCGCCAAGACCTGATGAGTCTAAGCCACCAAGACCGCCACTAAACAAACTGCTTAAATCAAATCCAGTTCCATCAGCCATTTTTAATCCTTCTAATTAACGCAATAAGCCAAGAAGTCCACCGACTCCAGCACCTATTGCTGTGCCAACACCAGGAATGACACTGCCCAATTGCGCGCCAGCCAAAGCGCCACCAAGAGCGCCAGCACCAACATTTTGTGTGTAAGGGGTTGTTGCCTGCATTCCCAAATTACTAGGCTGCGCACCCAAAGAGCTTTGAACAATGCCAAGACGCTGCAAACCGATATTCCGGATGGCATCCATTTGCTGCTGGTCCAAAGCCTGACGCGCACCGCCAGCACCCATGACAGCTTGAGCGCCACCAAGACGCAATGCTTGCTGCTGTGCTGCCAAACTACCAAGCTGGCCAGCCGCACCAGTGCGCAATTGAGCGCCTTGCAAGCCTGCTTGTTGGTTGGCAATGTCGGCCGCTGATCTGCGTGCAATGTCAGCCTGCTGCATGGCCATGGCCTGATTGAATGCCTGCTCGTTCAATGTTGTCCCAAGGTTGGCGGCCTGCTTGGCGAACCCTTGGTTTGTCAAAGCCTCGGCCACACCTTGGCGTGATCCACCAAATGCTCGTGCAGCTGTGGCGCGCTCACCAGTCTGTGCAATGGCAGCGCGTCTTGAAGACTCTAAGTCGGCCAATGCATTAGCACGCACTGATTCTGTATAAGGATTCATGTAACTGGCAATTGAGCCTGGTCCAGTCATCCCCAAATTAGTCTGCTGTGCTCCAATTTGATTTGGCTGATAAACACCGCCATAAGCCGCCATTTGCGCGGCCAAGTCTGTTCCACTGATGCCTGGGCCAGCAAGGCCGGCATTAACCAAAGCCTCTTCGCCTGCCTGATACGTTGGATTAAAGCCAGCGATCTGCTGGACTGGCAATGCACCAGCAACACCTTGGGCCTGCTCAAAATTTGTGAGAAATGCCTGCTTGATCTGAGGATCAATTGAGCTTGTGCTAACGCTGTTTCCACCTTTGGACATATTTTTTCCCCTTAAAACAGCAATGATTTTGCTTTTTTGACTGGCACTTTGCCTTCGTTAATCATGTCCAAAAGCCCTTTGCCGTATTTATCGACAGCGGCCTTTTTAACGACATATTCACCGCGATCAAGCGCTGCCATGCCATCATCTGGACCATTTGGATTTGGGCCGAGCAATGAGTTAACCATGCCGCCTTGAGCGTATGTAGCTGATCCACCAAGGGCCGAACTTCCATCACTTGTCGTTCCAGCTGGGCCAGTGGCAGCACCATCACTATTTCCAATAAGATAATCCGTTGGTGCTAATGAACCGGCAGCGCGTGCAGCCGCTTTGACATTCTCATAAAGCATGGGGTTGTAGCCACCCATCGCAGTGTTGGCCACAATGCCAGCATAAGGATTAACCATTGCAGGGCTTAATGCTCTGATCTGTGAATAAGGTGATGCACCGCCAGCAGTCACGGCAGGGTTGTACTGAGCGCCAATGGGAATGCCCATATAGTTCTGGAAATTCTGAGCCAGACTTTGTGGCTGGTAAGTTGGCACTGCTTGAGCGCCCATGGATTGGGGCTGTAATTGTTGCTGAGACAGCAGACCAGTATTTGTAAATGGCTTGTAAGACTGTACATACTGTGTCACTGCATCAGTTGGATTTTGAGTTACATAAGATCCAACAGCTTTATTAAATGAAGCGCCAAAATTCTCAGGCGTCAATGTTCCATTGATCAATGCATTGGTCCAGAAGTCAACACCAGCCTGGTCAGCTTGATTTGCAGCAGTGCCAATTCCTTTGCGGCCAATGTTTGCATAGGCATCCAAAACCAATTGACGATAACGTGCAGAATTGTCGACAACATTACTGCCACCACCGCCAATGACACCGCCACCGCCAATGACACCATCACCGCCAGTGACTACTTTGGCAGCAGCTGCGCGATCTTTATCAATCTGCGCTGCAAGTGTTGGGTTTTGCGCCCTGACTTGGTCAACAATTGTGTTGAAGTTGCCAAGTCCACCTTCCATCCAAAATTTAATCGCTGACTCGTCTGGAGCCAGTGATGCCTTTGGATTGGCTGCATACGCTGCTAATACTTCTGCTCTTGTTGCCATAGTCTTTCCTCTATAAGTCCTTTGCAAGTACAGACCACTGTGGGCTGTAACCTTCGTCTTTCAAAAATGTCTTTGCCCAGCCCTTTCGGCCTGCCAAAGTCACCCTGGTGCATCCAACCGATTTGCCCCAGGATTCGATCAATGGTCTCATCCTTGAGAGTTCATCTAGGTCGCCACCAGCCAGAAAATAATGCAAATTCTTGAGCCTGGGATAGACAATGATCTCTGTCAATACCACCGAGTCCTTGGCCGGCCACAGCTGTAATCTGTGGTTTTCCACCATCTCGGCAATATCATCAAAATTATGTGTGCCTCCAGAGTATTCTAATGCCGCCTCCACTTGTTGGCGCAGCCTTTCCAAATGCTCTTGGTCGCTCATCTCTTTCCTGATGGCACGGCCTCAAGTCTCATTGTGCCAATGCGCCAGTCAGCCAAAGTATTGCCAGTCACCTTCATGTTGACCTGACGGCCAGAAAACCTCACTGAAGTTGGGTTTGCTGCCGTATATGGGCCAAAGGTGGACTGAGTCCCAGTCGGGTAGTTTCTGGTCTTGAATGAGACCACAGCCTCACCCAAGGTTTGCTCGTCTGGCACAACTTGGCGCACAGACATGATGTTGTCGCCATTGCCAATCTGCACTGGTCCAGACTCGGCATAGACGCTGGCGCTGTCATAGTTAAAGCCAACTTCATGCTCGTATATGTAGCCAGTACTGGACACCATCAAAGGATAAGTAAACACACCAGAATCAACCCCAGAAAGACGGGCCAATAATCCTATGTTCCAGTGGTTTTCGCGGTAGTTGAAAGTGACATAAGAGTCATTCTCATTGCTCGATGCGCTTGGATAGAACCACCAAATCTCGCCAAATTTGCTGACATGGACCGCATAAATCTTACTTGCTTGTGCAAAGTTGATATTGTCAAAAACGTAATCTGACACATCGCTTGGCAGTGGCTTGACATAGCCGTCATATATCCAAAAGCCTGCGCGTGACATCCAAATGGCTGCCGTGTCAATGGCCGCTACTGCTTGGGCCGAAATGAGACCACAGCCAGAGCCAGCCTTCTCAAAGCCATAGACAAATGGAGCGCCAACATACTGGGCCGTGTGGACATCCACATCTGTAAACAGTAGATTGACACCCTTGACCCGCTTGCCGGCAATCAGTGAGCCAGGCGTAGTTAAGTCATAATCGCCTGCAAGGTTGTCGCCTGCTGGTGTCCATTGGGTATTATTTTCTTGGTCGCACCACTGCACTTTTCTTGGGTTTCCACCAGCGCCAAGGGCAAAGATAATGCGCTCTTGAGTGACCAAAACTGCCTTGTTGCTAGTTGGTGCATTGGTAATGGCTGCAGCCAGTGTGGGTGTGGAAAATCCTAATTGCCACTCATAAATCTTGCCATCTGTACTAGAGCAAGCAATCAAATACTCACCCCATGTATCAAGTGACCAGGTGGTTGCAGGGATAGGTGTGCCAGTGTCAGGTCTGGCCACACCATAGGCAAATGTGCCATAGGTGCTGTATCCATAGCCCGTGAGGGTTGTCGAGCTTGCATAGCCACTGGTGAAACCCGTTGGCGTAATGTCTTTGAGTGTCCCAGCCTCATTCATAGCGTAGAGCTTGGAGTGTGTTCCAGCGCCAATGTATCGATTGCCACTGTTATCGCGCCAAGTGATGATGCCTCGGCATGATCCAGTCATTGCGCTGCTTGACCTAGTGCGCCATCCATTGATAGGTCGCAATGTATTCTCATACCAGCGAACCAAATTGGCGTCATACCAGCGCCCTGCCGCCTGATACTCTGTGCCGTTTCTGTAAACCCCTGGCGGTAATTTGATTGGTATGTACATGATGACAATTATGTAATGTTGGAGACAAAGCTCATTGTGACAATGGCTGATGGCACTGCTGGCCGTGTCGGGCTTGTTCCAGCAGGGTACTGCTCAATTGAAACCCCCGTATCGGTTGGCCTCCACATTATCTCAACATAGTTGGTTGCATTTAAGCTCACAAAATAATTCAAAGCCATGATGAGATGGAATGGGTCACCGGCCGATTTTCTTGGGGCCAAACCAAATCGACTGTTTGAATTGGCCACATTTGTGCCATTGACCCGAAACCAGACATCCACATCCTGAGACGAATTTGTCGTATTTGTAAACTGAATGGAAAACTGCAAGTTCCAGATTCCGGCATCGACCACAGTGATTCGAGACCCACTGGCCATAGTCACGCCATTGCTAAAGTCTGTGGTGTTAAATGAAACTGCATAGGCCGTAGTCGTGTTTGCAGCCACTTGGTCAGTAGAGTCTTGAAAAGCCCCATAAGGTGCATTCATAAACCGACCACCCCTTGGCCCAAAGAGAGACCCCAAGACAGTTGAGAGTTTCTTGAAGTAAATATTTAGTGAGCCATTATTCTCATTGAAATGCCTGCGCTCATACTCCTCGGTCGGATAACCAAGGGTGGGTGGGGTTGGATTCTCAAGTTGTTGTGTTTGGCTGGCCATGGTCTAATTTTGCCTTAAATGGACCTTACTTGGCCATCAAGTACAGTCCTACATTTGAAAAAGCATATCCGGCATAGACCACGGCCATAGACGCATTGCCTTTAAGCAGCTGCTCACCAGCAATATAGGCGTAAATAGCGCCAGTCAGGATGATTAACCAGGCGCTCAAAATTCACCCACATCAATCACTTCACCCCTAAACTGGACCATATTCTCGTCAAACTTATGGACCAGTTCTGGCCACAATAACTGGCCATTAAAGAAGTTCAGCACCGCAAAGCCCGATCTGTGATTGGCAGGATTTATCTCAGCATAAGTAAATTGAGGCCCATCAGTTTCGGCCAAAGTCCCTGTATCCACCCCATAGCGCACCCCGTTATAGTCACTGAACGGGGTGACTTTCAAGGAATGCAAGTGTCCAGTTACCACCGACACACCAGCATTCACAGTATTGTTATGGGTTGCATGAATTCCAGACTTATATCGGTGCTTGATAATGACATCTTCAGTGGGCCACACTGCCCAGCAAAAATCCCATTCTGGGATGTGGTCTGTGAGCTTGAAGCCTTTGACCTCTTTGAATTGTGGGGCGTGTTGAGCCAGTCGATTGCCAAACCGAATGTCGTGATTGCCCCATGTAAACAAGAGCTTTACATTGTGCCTGGCTGCTTTGGCCACTTCCTCGATCTCACCCAACGCACCTTGCGTAGCTTTGAGTTCTTGAATAACTGAAGTCTGAGGCTGGTCTGTCACATCATGGCGCGATATAGAAGCCCCATCTAAGGCATCCCCATTGCACACGATGGCATGAGGTTTCAATTCTTGAATGGCCCATAAAAGGCCCTTAAAGGCCGTAGACCTTTGACCAGGTATAAAGTGAGCATCAGAAAAAACAATTACACATGAATCCAACATCCCAAGTTTTATTTGCTTTAGTGGACTAAATGACTTGGGTTTGTTTTTGTTATATAAATCACCTCGAAAGTCTTTGGCATTGAGGGTCAGGTTGTATTCTTTTTCAATCCATCTTCTACGCAAATGGACAGCTCTAGTTGCAATTCCAAGGTGTTCAGCCATTCTTGCAGCAGACTGAAGTTCACCCCATAACTGTATAAATTCAGCATCTGTGCATGATTGATTATGATTGCCCATGGGAGTCCTTAGAGAGTATTTTTTCGAGCAAATTGACCACGCGATGCTCCTCTTTTTCCAACTGTTCAATACTAGTTTTTTGATCTTGGGCCGCAGTTATCAGGTCATGTAAAAAGACATGAAGCAGCTCATGCAGAGCTGTTTGGTTTAAAGATTCTGGGGTGATCTTTTCAGCACCAAAATCACCCAAACGATAAGTTGCAAGTCTGGCTGGCTCATTAAATTCCACTGAAGCCATTGCATTCTTTGCAGGCTTCAAACCCTTCTCAATGCGCCAGTCGCCAAGATTAAGGACTTGCTGCCACTTTGCGACACTTTCCGCAAACAGTTCAGCGTCTTTAGGTGTGGGAATGTTTGACATATCAACACCTTACATGACTTTTATGTCAATTTAGTTTAAAAGTAAGCACTCAGCTTTTCTGCGCTTCAATAGACCAGGCAACACTTTCCCCCCGCCCTTGGTCCAAAGCATCAGCTGCTCTTGAGCGCCTGGCCAGTCACCAGCATTGATTTTGCGCTTTAAGGTTGATGTCTGAAGCCGGCCAATGCCTAAGTTATAGACAAAGTCCACAATAGCATTGCACTTTTTTTCGTCTGTGGCCAGTATGGGGCAGTTCCTTAATACGCCAGGCAGATATGTATGCTCCAGCTCAATCATTAAAAGCGCTCTGGCAGTTGGCTCATCCATTGGTGGGTCTTCCAGCATCACCTTGCGCTTGTCAGCGTAATAGGTGCTTCCATAACCAATGGTGGCCACATTGGCTGGGCAGAGATAGGGCTTTGCTCGATACCCCTCAAACTGCCTACAAAATGATGCTGCCAACTCCAAGTTCATAAACCACGCTTAGACAAAGTTCTATCAAGAAACCAATAATTGATAGTTCCGGAAAGTAAGGCCGAGAAATCCGGAGTCATCATTGTCTTAAACACTTCACCAGCTGGCGCGCCACCTAGATAAGCATTCCAAGCAAACCAGACATGAATGAAGCTCCAAACAAACAAAACCCAGTATGTGACCACTGGCCGGACTGATGCAGACAGACTAGCCACCCATCCACCAGCTGCCTTGACCATCTCGGCCTGCTGACTAATGGCTGTATTAAATGCATCCATTACGCCAACATCCACCGCAGCTTCTCTTTGAGCGCCAATCTCGGCCAGCTTCTGTGCGCCTCTTAATTGCTCTAGGTCGCACTGTCTGCTAAACATAAGCAGCTCATGCTGGCGCTCATTTTTCTTGTCAAGCCACTTTAAGACTTCTGGCGCCATCCTAAAGATGCCACCAAAGATTGAACCAAGTATTCCACCAGAAAGAATATCAAGCATTTTTAATCCCTTTTACAATGTTTTTCTTCATCATGGGACAGTTTGACACCAGCCAATAGCCCAATAAAACCACCGATTATGGTTTGAAATGCTGGACTTATCAATTTGAAGATTTCAGCGTTATCAACCTCTTTGGCCCATAGGCCAAGAACAAAAGCCGCCACCATTGAAAGCACAGATACACACAATGTAAAACTGACCATGAAGGTCACATAAAAGGTTAGTTTTGATTTCACATCTTCCATTTCAAACTCCTATACATAGAGGTCTAATCTGCGGTTCTTGAATATCTCAAGGCTTATTTTATTTTGTTCAGCTTTCTTAACATATAGCTCAAATGTTATATCTTGAAGTTCTGTTTGCTTTTGTTTGGCTATCTCATTTCTTTTATTAACTTCATGCTGTTTTTCTAGTCTTACTTGAGCAAGGTCATGTCTATCTGGATACCCTGATGGCTGAACAGTAGGAAACAATTTGATGGTATCAATCATTTCTTCTCCCTCTCAAGTGCTGTTTTGTATCCTTGAATAACTTTATGTCTTAACTCTGCACCATCAGCCGCACCAGCCCATTCACTCAAATTATTCCAAATTACAACAAAGTCGGAACTTTTGCATAACTTCTGATGGTTTGTAAGCCATATAGACATCTGTTGATGACGTTCGGAAGGGTTATGTAGTGTGTAGGCTATTGCATAAAACTCTCTTACGCTACAGAGGTCTTGTCCTGTAGATTGAAGTGAGAGGATTAAAACAAGTGCTATCAACCATTTCACGACATAGCCCAAATGATTGTGTAAAAACACCACACGATAGTGGCACAAAGAAGGACTGCGCTAAGAAAAGCAACAGTCCAATCTTTCATTTTTTAATCCAAGTCTGCCAGATAGCACCAGCAGCCATGATTAGTCCAGCCACCCACAAAATAGGCTTGGCAGCAGAAGCTACCCATCCAAGAACTTTAAAAGCACCTTGCAAGGCATCAAAAGCCTCTACAAGACCTTTAGTATTCTTGTCTATGCTATCTACCTTAGTTTCAACTGCAAGCAGTCTCTCGTAGATTTGCGAATGGGTGACTTCTTGTGTCATGGCATTTCAACCCATGACAATGTGCCTTCATTCCAATCATATTTTTTGCCATCAATTGGATATGAAACAGGCGCATCCCATAAACAAGTGGTTTCATTTAAAACCCATGATGAATATAGTTTTGAAGGAATAAACGCATCACGGCCTGAGTCATATGTGTAACCAATCCCTGCATAATTCTTACGCAATGCAGTTCCACCAGTTTTATGAACACCACCATGCGTGTTATATGAAGTCTGTACCCATCCTGTACCAAATAATCCTGAATCAATAACATCCTGTTCGGCCACAATAACTTGTGTGACGATGCCGTTTTCTACTTTTGCAAAGTGACTCATTGTGTTCCTCAGAATGTGATTGAACCTGAAGAAGTCCATGTATAAACACGATATCCACCAGCAACAGTAATTGTTGGAGAGCCTGTTGTGGCTGAAGCTGCTGAGAATGTGTCGGAATAACGAATTATGACAATTCCAGAGCCGCCATTTCCACCATTCCCACTTCCTGACGTTGAAGCACCACCGCCACCACCGCCTGTGTTAGCAGTTCCAGCCGTTCCATCACCAGCAGCTGCAGTTTGACCAGCACCACCACCCCCAGTTCCACCAGAGCCTGCACTAGCATCTCTTGAACCGCCACCGCCACCACCAGCGTATGTTACAGATGAGCCAGAAATACTTGATGCCAAACCATTAGCGCCATTGGGAGTAGTTGCTGCTGCACTTGCGCCTCCTCCACCACCACCCTGTGATGAGCCACCATTGTCAGAGCTATCTGCGCCTTTAAAACCTTGTCCAGAAATACCAGTTCCACCAGTTCCACCAGTATCGCCACCACCACCGCCACCAGAGCCACCATTACCTCCGGCTGGAGTAGTTCCCCTTGCGCCTCCACCACCACCACCATTAGAAGTAATTGAACTAAAAACAGAATTACCGCCAACACCACCTCTGTCAGCAGATACAAATGCACCACCAGCACCAACAGTAACTGTAATTGGAGAACCTGATGAAACAGAAAATCCTGTTGCAGTTTTATATCCACCAGCACCACCACCACCAGCATAGTGACCACCGCCAGCACCACCGCCAGCAATAACTAAGTATTCAACAGTTGATGTTGGGTTTCCAAAACTTCTTAAATTTTGAAAAGCTGATTGAAGTATTCCACTCATGTCAATCCACTCCCAGAGATTAACCAAGTTGTTGAAGTCATCTTTATTGCAGTAGCTGAACCATACTGAGCAAGGCTGCGTGAGCCAGTAGTGCCAGCAGAAGACAAATACATAGTATCAGTAGTGATTGCAATTGTTACTACTGCCGCAGTCATGTTAATGAATGTGATTGCTGTTCCGATTGGATACGCAACAGAACCATTTGCAGGGATTGTGAATGTTCTAGCATTGGCATCAGTTGATGGATGAAAAATTACCTTGCCTGAGTCTGCTAATACTGCCGTATAAGCTGCACTTTGACTATTAACAGGAATATTTCTAAAACCAACAGCGTCTGTTCCATCTACTGTGCAAGATGATAATGTTCCTGATGATGGAGTACCAAGAGCAGGGGTCACAAATGTTGGTGAAGTTGCCAAAACAACAGAACCAGTTCCTGTGATTGCTGCAAACCCTATATAGTCATAATCCCATGATGCTGCCGTTGTTCCACTTGTCAAAATACAAGTGAAATGAGCTGTCACACCAGCAGGGATGGTTGTAATTGTATTCAATCCACTAGACTGAACAGTTAACACACCAGTTGAGTTATTTTCAATTGAATAACTCACACCCAAAGCCAATGTGCTTGTGACGGGTAAAACAATAGTTTGGGTTGTTGTACCAGTAAAGAATTGTTGGTGACTGCTTGTTACTGTAAGAGTTGTAGTTCCTGCTGCCGTAGCAGTTGTGGTGTAACCTAATTGAGGATTGTCAATAATAGGAAATGTAAGAGTTTTGTTAGTCAGGGTTTGAGTGCCTGTATAGGTGGCAATGCTTGCACCAGCCAATGTAGTTGCACCAGTACCGCCTTTTGCGATCTTCAGCACTGGGCCGGTATCAAACAATGCGTCAATTGAGTCCAGATCGGTATTGATCTTTGTTCCCCAGGTATCGGTAGATGCACCAACTTCTGGTTTGGTAAGCAATAGATTCGTGGTGGTTGTATCTGCCATTTTTTACTCCTATTGGATTGGTATCCAAGTTTCTGAATTATCCCCGATTGTGGTCCAAGTTTCACTGCTATTTTCAATTGCAGACCAGGACTCTGATGTATCTGTAATTGGAGTCCAAGTTTCTTCATTGTTGGCAATTGCCGACCATGACTCGGATGTGTCTGGGATTGACCCCCAGCCAAACCCAAAAACTATACCAATTGCAGCAGTTGCCTGGACACCAGAAATTTCAATTGAAATTCTATTTGAAACAGACCCAACATTGCCAGTTGCCTGCACTCCAGATATTTCTTGGAATGTGACAACTTGAGAGTCCATTGACCCAACAGAACCTATGGATTGATTTCCAGAAATAGATATGCTTAAAACGGCCTGCACTGAATCAATAAATCCAGTTGCAGCATTCCCACTTATTTCAGCAGATTTTTCTGGGGTTATAGTCCCAACTGATCCAGTAGCTGCATTTCCTGTTGCCGCTGCTGATATTCGCTTAGAAACATCTCCAACAAAACCAGAAATTGAATTCCCAGTAATAGCAACAGAAATTAGACCAGTGATTGTTCCAACATTGCCAGTGGCAACAGTCCCATCCTCTTGCAATGACCTATTGGCCAGTAATGTGCCGACAGCACCAGTTGATGCATTACCACTAACAACAATCGATTTTGATGTAATTACAGAGCCAATTGACCCAGTAACTGAATTGCCAGTTAAGTTTGCTTGTACATTTAACGCAAGTGATCCAACAGCAGATGTGGCAGCGTTTCCTGTAATTGCCTTTGATGCTGATACGCCAAGACTTCCGACTGATCCAGTAGCAGAAACTCCAGTAAGTTGTGCTGACCTAGAGAAACTAACAGATCCAATAGCTGATACTGATGAATTGCCTGTAATAGTTACAGAGACTATTGGACCAGTTGCCCCAACATTACCAGTGGCTGTGTTGCCAGTTAATGCGTAATTTGATACGCCATAAGCGCCTTTCCCGTATGGGCCAGCGCCATAAGAACCCTTTGCAATTGGGTATGCACCACTGCCATAGAGGCCAGAGCCATAGGCAGGCATAACCTACCCCTTAGGCGAGACGAATCAAACCAGTGCTTGCATCATTTGTAGGCATGGTCAGCGTGAATGTTCCGGCTGTCACTGTTTGACTGCCAAATGTATGGACGCTAACAGCCTTATTTGATTGCGTGCTGTTATAAATTAAAACAGCATCAAAAGCAGTGGCTAAAGTAACAGATGTGAAAGTAATACTTGCACTGGGGGTCACAAATGCCGTTGTTCCGCTAGTGCTTGGTGCAGTTCCAAAAGTTACTGTCACACCGCCAGCAGTGTATCCAGTACCAGATACCTCATTGGTGGCCGAGTATGCAGCTGTGGACGCATTGACTGTCGCAGAAGCCAAATATAAAGCAGCCTTGAATGTGTCAGCAGTAGTGGCAGCCCTAATGACTCCAGTACCAAAATTGTGATGACCAACTAATAACTCGCCCTTAAAGCTGGTACACATTGCTTGAGTATTTGCCATAATTTTTCCTTAAAGTGATTGGCTGACGCCTTCAGCCAAAACGCTGCGCTTTAAAATCATATTTACAGAACGATGAACTAATTCATTTTCATGCCAATACTCAACCCACTGAGTAGTTTCATTTTCGTTGTCAATTATCCCCTCTTTTTTTTCAAGTAGGGAATCATCCATATCGCCTTTTGTTGTTGTAACAATCATGTTTTATCCAAAAGTCTTTGCACGGGTCAGCAATGCGCCACCAGAAGACGCACCACGATCATCGGCAGTTTGTGAATCGTTCAAGGCACGCTCATAGAGCGTTGCCCATGTCTGGATTCTCGCATCATCTTGCAAGTATGGCGCAGCCTGAAGCAATGCTCCATACAGATAAATGTCTGGGTTTGATGCCAAAAGCCAGTTGCTAGCCACACTGCTTGATAACTTTGTCAACTTAGCGTAATAGGTCAATTCAGTTGTGTAATTGCTGTCTGGTGTTGGGACAATTCTGAATTGGCCACCAACAACACCAAAGAATTTTGGCTTGCCACTGGCCGTGTAATTGGCCGCCTCATTGTCCAAGGCATCAATGCTCAAAAACTGCAATGGGGTCTGAGGGTTTGTGCTTGTGAGCTTTAGGGATTTAGTCTCAAGAAAATCGTCTGGCACTGCGCCATACTGGGCATCAAAATAAGCATTGGCCCTGACGATCATCTGCCTGGTGCGCAGTGTTCGCTCCACTTGTGCCTCGGCCAGAGAGATAAAGTCAGGAATGACTGTGGTCAGGTCCGACCGATTAAGCCAGTCACCAATGGATGTCTTTAACTCTGTATATGTTGTCAGTGCCATTATTGGGCCTCTTTTTCCATTTCCTCTTTCACAATCCAGGTGTGTTCATGGCGAAATTCAAACGTGCCAATGTGGCCAATTTCTTTTGAAACGTCATGGTCGATGTAGACCTTGTAACCCAGCTCTTGAGCTTTCTTACAAAAGAACACATCCTCACCCATGTAGCCCCGTGTGGTCTGCCATGGCATATCAAACCATGGCTCACTCATGCCCTCAAACACCTCGCGCTTGATCAGCATTATGCCAGTGCCAATGCTTCCCACCTCTTCCAATCCAGTGGATTCTGGCATGGTGTAGACCGCCTGGCGCTTGCCATTCTCGTCATAGTTCTGGGCCGTTGGGCCGGTGGGCATTCTGCGTCTGGCACAGTTGGCAGCCACAATCTCTTTGTCGTGCTTTAAGAGCCGCTGGACCATGTCCTGTGGAAAGGTCATGTCCGAGTCAATGAAAAGGATGTGGGTGCAGCCTTCGGCCATGGCATCCAAGCAAAGGTCAGCTCTTTGGTTTTGAATGATCGTGCCTTGCATCAATTTCAAACTGATAGCGTCTTCAGTGTTGAGTGTGTGATAAGCCACCATATTCACCATGCAGTAGGTGTAATTTGTGTGGACCTGATCACGGGCCGGTGTGCAGACTGCAATGTAATTCATACTTGTCCAGGTCTTGTTCTAAAAAATTTATTGTCGGAGTCGTTGAGCCAGCGTTTCATGTACTCCTGGTCATCGTTCTTGCCCT